GACGAGCATCGCTTCGACCTGCTCGGCGACGAAGACAAACAATTCACCACCATTCACGACGAGCTAGCACGCATCAACAAGCATCTCGAACGCATCGCGAAACAAGAATCATTCGGCGAATCGGAAGGGCGGCGCACTGAAGCTCCGAATCCTGCACCTGCTGCAGCACGTGAGCGCGAGCGCAGCGTCGGGCGAATCACAGAAGCAGACCGAGTCGAAGCGTTTCGCGCATGGTCGCTCGCGGGGTCACGCTACGAATTGTCGCAGGCACAGAAAGATCTCGCGACGCGTTGCGGCTTCGACCTCGCAGCGCGCGAGATCAAAATGCACTTCGGTCCGCCGATGCGCCCGACGCGCCCAACTGTCGATGGCCTTGCTGTGCAGCCTGACGACATTCGTGCATGGCAAGTCGTCATGGATGAGAAGCGCGCCGCACTGACTGCTGCGCAGAGCACGACAACAACCGGCGGCTACACGACGGCTGACGCCGCGATGCGCGCCCTCGAAGTCGCACTGCTCGCGTTCGGTGAGATGCGCAGCGTCTCGACTGTGCTGCGCACTGATACCGGGGGGCCGATGCCCATCCCGACGACGAACGACACCGCGAACAAGGGCGAGATCATCGGGGAGAACTTGACGAGCAATGAACTTGAAATGACGTTCGGGCAGCTCGTCTTGGGCGCGTTCAAATACAGCTCGAAATACATTCTGGCGTCGATTGAGTTCTTGCAAGACAGCTCGATCAATGTGCCCGAATTTCTCGGCAGATCGCTCGCGAATCGCATCGGGCGCATTCAGAACGATCACTTCACGACCGGCACCGGCACAGGTCAGCCGAAGGGCATCGTCGCCGCTGCGTTTAACTCCGGCGTGACAGCAGCGACGGCGACCACGGTCACCTACGACAACATCGTCGACGTCATTCACAGCGTCGACCCCGCCTATCGCACAGGCGCGCGCTTCATGTTCAACGACGCCGCGCTCAAGATGATGAAGAAAATCAAAGTCCTGCAGTACTCGGGCGATACGACCGGCATTCCGCTGTGGCAGCCGTCGCTCACGCTCGGGCAACCGGACATGATTGCAGGCTACCCCTACACGATCAATCAGTCGATGGCAGCACCGGCTTCAGCCGCGAAGTCGATTCTGTTCGGTGACTTCAGCAAGTACATCATCCGCGACGTGATGCAGATCGAGCTGCGACGCCTCGACGAGCGCTTCGCTGAACTCGGGCAGGTCGCGTTCCTCGCGTTCGCACGTTCAGACGGTAACCTCGTCGACGCTGGCACGCACCCCGTCGTCTACATGGCGCATCCGTAAGCGCGCACTTTCCGACGAGTCACCTGCGCGAACGGGCGCGCAGGTGGCTCGGGCGAGACGGTCAGATGAAACTGCGTTTTCTGCGCACGACTGCAGCAGCGAATCCAGAGTATCCATTTCAAGCCGGACAGATCATCGTGGTCGAGGCGCTCAGTGACGAGATGCGCGCGTGGCTCGCAGACGGCAGCGCTGAACTCGTGCGCGACGACAACGACAACGAACTCGCTGATGCGTCTGACGTCGAGAAGAGCGTCACGCAGAAAGGGCGTCCGCGTCGATGACGACGACATCAGCGCAGCTCTATCTGTATCACTACGTACCGGGGCGCGCGGTCGCGGCGACGTGGTCGCGCATCGTCGAGCCGGTCATCGAACCGATTACGCTCGCAGAAGCGAAAGATCAAACGCGCTACACGACTGACGACAACAACGTCAATCTGAATCGCTACATCAAGACGGCACGCGAAGCGGCTGAAGACACACTCAATCGAGGTCTGCTGACACAGACCTGGCTCCTGCAGCGACAGCAATTCTCAGACGTGATGGCGCTGCCGATGGCGGCTCCGCTGCAGACTGACGTCAGCACTGCGCCGCTCGTGCAGTACTACGACATCAACGGCGTGCTGCAGACGCTCGACTCAACGATCTATCTCGTCGATGCGATCAATCGGCCTGCACGCCTCACGCTCGCTCCGCTGCAGATGTGGCCGTCCGTGCAGGAGCGTCGCGACGATGCCGTGCGCATCACCTATGTCGTCGGCTGGCAGACGCCTGCGCAGGTGCCTGAGCGCATCAAGCAAGGCATCCGGCAATACGTCGCGTATCTCGACGCTGTGCGTGACGGCCTTGACGTGCAAGCACACGCCGCAGAGCAGGCGGCTGAACGCTGTTGGATTGACCGCGTCTACTGGAATGAAGCATGCGCGTCAGCCCTTTGGTGAAGCTCGTGCAGCTGTCGCGCTCCCCGAGTCACACGGATGACAACGACGGGTTCTTCGAACCGTTGTCGCCACCTGCAATGTGGGCGTCGATTCAGCCGCAAGGCCCCGTCGCAGACGGCCGGAACGTGCAGCACCTCGTCAAGATGCGCTACCACCCCGGCGTGACGATGGACACACGCATCGTCGTCGACCGCACGCGTGAACTGTTCGTGCGTGGCATTCAGAACGTCGACGACTTAGGTGTCGAGATGAACCTCGTCTGCGAAGAGATCATCAAGTGAGCTTCGAGATTCAAGGGCTGCGCGAGTTCTTAAACGAGCTGCAGAAGCTGCCTGACGAGATGACCGATGAAGCGACAGCGATTGTGCAGGCGCACGCGAAAGACGCACAGCGCGAGATCGTCAATGACTACCCCGAAGTGACCGGCACGCTGAAGCGCAGTGTCAGCTATGACGATCAGAGTCGGTCGCGCGTCTCTGCGCGTGCAGTCGTGCGCAGTCGCGCGTTTCACGTCTGGATGTTCGAGAACGGCACGCGTCAGCGCAAGACAAGTAGAGGCTGGAATCGTGGCGCAGCGAAAGCTGCGCCGGTATCTGAGAAAGCGATTGTGGCAGCGATGGCACATCGCTCACGCATGATCGCTGCGCTGATCGCACTCGTGCGTCGCGCAGGCTTCGAAGTGTATCAGCGGAATGATTAGCTTCATCGTCCCCACTGTCGGCCGACCGACGCTCTATCGCGCGTTGCAATCGATCACGCAGCAACGTGCGCCGGACGATGAAGTGCTCGTCATCAGTGATTCTCCTGAAGCAGCACAGGTCGCAGCCGTCGCAGGCTGCACGTTTGTCGAGTGCGCACGCGGTCACGACTACGGCTGCGCAGAGCGCACGGCTGGCATCGCCGCCGCGCGGGGGCAGCATCTCGCCTTCATGGATGACGACGACATCTACCTACCCGGAGCGCGACAGTGCATGGAAGACGCACGCGCGACGGTGCCAGACAAGCCGATTCTGTTTCGCATGGTCTGGAATGACTGCGTCTTGTGGCGCGACCCCGAGCTGCGCGAAGGCAACGTCAGCAGTCAGATGATGCTGATTCCGAACGACAAGACGAAACTCGGACAGTGGGGTCACCGCTACGAAGGCGACTTCGACTTTCTCGCGTCGATGCAGTGGCCTGCCTCAGAGATTCATTGGTGCCCCGACATCATCGCGCATCTGCGACCAGCGCATCACGCCGTGCTGAAGCATCTGCCGCAAGGCTGGCTACATCACGGTGCACAGCTGCTCGACCTGCTGCACGCGCATCAGCCACGACGCTGCGTCGAACTCGGCACGTGGCGCGGCGCATCAGCGATTGCGTTCGCGCACGAGCTGCGCACGTGGGGCGGCGTGCTGACCTGCGTCGATACGTGGATGGGCGCAGTCGCGTATGGCGGCACGGTCGTCGGTGCACCGCAGATGATTTTTGAATGCGCGACGAATCTCGTCGCGACCGGCGTCGCGCCATCAGTGCGACTCGTGGCCTCGCTCACGACAGCTGCAGCAGCAGCATGGCAGGACGGCCCGATCGATTTTCTCTATGTCGACGCTGACCATTCTTACGAGTCGACATCAGCAGATCTCGAATCGTGGTGGCCGCATGTACGCGTCGGTGGGCTAGTCGCAGGTGACGACTACGACAACCACATGTACCCCGGCGTGAAGCTCGCATGGGATGAATTCGAGCAGGAGCACGCACAGCAATTCGCACACGTCGAAACACCGAACACTGACCCCGCTGGCATGAAGCTCGTTTTCGGTTTCAAGAAATGAGGCGCACGATGCGACTTGATCCAGAACCTGATCCAGACCCGGAACCGGACCCCGATCCTGAGCCGACGCCGGAGCTGTAGCGATGACCGAAGCGCTCGCGGTGTCACCGCTCATCACGGTGACACGAGCGGCTGCTGCTGAGACGCGACCGCTACGACTTCTGGTTGTGCACCCCGGCGCGACATGGTCGACTGCTGATGTCGAAGCTGGTCTGACGTACGGCTTGCGCAAGCTCGGCGTCGACGTCATTCCGTTTCGGCTCGACCAGCGTATTCACTTCGCAGGCAAGACGTTGTTCACGATGTGGCGCACGAAGAAAAAAACTCAGCCTGATCTCGCGAAGCCCAACGTCGCAGATGTCATGTATCAGGCAGGTGTCGGCGCGCTCGAAATGGCACTGCGGCATCAAGTCGACGTCGTGCTGATCGTCAGCGCGATGCTGATGCACCCCGACATCGTGATCATGATGAAGCGCGCAGGGCTAATCGTCACGGTGCTGTTCACTGAGTCGCCATACGACAGCGATCAAGAACTCGCAATGGCGGCACGCGTCGACGGCTGTTGGACGAACGAGCGCAGCTGCGTCCAAGCCTTTCAAGCAGTGAATCCACGGTCAGGCTATCTCGCGCATGCGTTTCACCCCGAGCGGCACTATGTCGCTGCGCGCCTGCGCGATTGCGACGTGCCCACGCATGACGTCGTGTTCGTCGGCTCTGGCTTCTCTGAACGCGTCGAATGGTTCAACTCGATCAACTGGCGCGGGATCGATCTCGGACTCTACGGCACGTGGAAAGGACTGGGGCTGAATCGCTACGTGCGCAAGTGCGTGCACGGCGAACAAGTCAACAACGAATTCGCTGCCGCGCTCTATCGACGCGCACGCATCGGCTTGAACCTGTATCGCTCGCGCAAGAACTGGGGCCACGGGTCACGCCAGCCACCACTCTACGGGGAATCGCTCAGTCCGCGCGCCTATGAACTCGCAGCGTGCGGCGCATTTCATCTCAGCGAGTACCGGGCGGAAGTGCGCGAAGTGTTCGGCGATCTTGTGCCGACATTCTCGACACCGACCGAGGCTGCAGCGCTCATTCGCCTCTGGCTCGCAGACGAAGCGGGGCGCGCACGAGTCGCCGCAGCACTTCCGGCTTGCATAGCCGAGGCGTCGTGGGTCGAACGAGCGAAGACTGTGCTCGGCGACCTGCAGACGCTCGTGAAAGTACAGGCGGCTTAAACGCGCCGCAGAAAGCAGTGTGAGCGATGAGTGTCTATGCAGGTCGCAAGGGTGTCGTCTATCTGTCGACGACTGGATCAGGCGTCGCGACGAACGTGATCAAGCTCAATGCGTGGACGCTTGATCAAACGACCGACAAGATTGAAGTCACGTCGTTCGGTGACCCCAACAAGACGTACGTGCAAGGTTTGAAAGATATCAAGGGGACGTTCGGTGGCTTCTTCGATGACACCGAGACGAAACCCTTCGTCGGTGCAGATTCTGCTGACGGCGTGAAGCTCTACCTGTATCCGTCTGCTGATGCGCCGTCGAAGTACTGGTACGGCCCCGCGTGGCTCGACACGTCGATTAACACAGGTGTCGCAGGTGCTGTGCAGATCTCAGGCAACTACGCCGCGAACGGTGCGTGGGGTCGCTTCTGAGTGATGGACATCACATCGTCATCAGCGGAGCTGACGCGGAACTGCGTTGGGGCTACCGACGCGTCGCGCAGCTCCGCGATGTGACGCTCGAACGTCACGCGTCAACGACGTGGACGCTCACTGCTACGGTCACGAGCAAAGACGATTATGCGGTATCGCAGCGGCCGCTCGTCTTTGTCATCCCAGCGCGTCATTGGCGCTGGGATGTGTTGTCGCTGCAGATTGCGGACGGCTCAGTGACCGCTGAGCTGCGTGCGCAAGTATGAGGCTCCCGACTATGGGAAGAAACCGTTTCGTCAAACCGCAGCTCGTTCGACTCTCTCTGTCAGACGGTGACTGGATCGATGTGAAGCGTCAGCTGAATGCTGGCGAGACACGCGCGATCTTCACCGAGATGATCAAAGAACAGCACGCAGGCGAGAAAGCTGTCATCGACACGGCTCGTGTCGGCATCACGAAGCTGCTCGCTTACATCGTCGACTGGTCGTTCGTCGACGACAGCGGACCTGTGCGCTTCAGCGAAGCCGCACTCGCGAATCTCGACAACGACACGTTTCGCGAGATCGTCGAGGCGATTGATGCGCACGAAGGGCGCATCGAGCAGGAGTCAGAACTAAAAAAAACATCGAGCGCGACTACATCATCAGCGACCTTGCAATCTGTCGATTCATGAACGGATGGCGCTATGCGTGGGTGCAGGAGCTGCCGCAAGACGTCTACGAAGTGCTGATCGAAGAGATGCAACGCGCGAATCAGAAGCCGACGTAGATGGCTCTTACAGCGAAATTCATTTTCGACTTTACGAACTTCTCGCAGGCTGTCGACAAAGCGCAGGCTGAGCTGAAGTCGTTTGAATCGGGTGCTGGCAAAGTGCAGGCCGCGCTCGACCGCATGGCGAACAGCCTGTCAGGGCAGAAGCTGATTCAAGACGCGACGCTCATGGCGAAAGCCGTGCAGGAGATCGGGGGCGTCGCGAAGCTGACCGAGTCAGAGCTGCAGCGTGTCGGTGCGCAGGCGACTGAAGCTATCGCGAAAATGAATGCGCTCGGCCTCGCGGTGCCGGAAAACCTGCGTCAGATCGCTGACGCAGCGAAAGCGGCGCAGCAGCCCCTCAACGAGATGCACGGGCTGCTTAGCTCGCTCGGTCAACAGTTTTCGACCTTCGTCGCAGGCATCGCATCGGGGCAAATCGTTGCAGACGTCTTCGAAAAGATCGCATCAGGGCTGATCGAGATTGGCGTCGAAGCAGCGAAAGCGCTGCCTGAACTCGTCAAGCACACCATCGAAGTCGAGAACGCGCTCTATGAGATGTCACTGAAGACTGGCGCGTCAGTCGAGAACCTGTCGAAATTGCGCTACGTCGCGAGTCAGACCGGCATCGACTTCAGCTC